GAATTAAAGGAGGCAGGTATACAAGATGATGGTACATTGGAAGCGGCAAAACAAAAAGAACTAAATGAAATAAGAAGTACATATAGAAAAGAGGAAGAAGATAATGTACGTGCATATGAAAAGCAATTATCAGATATACGTACACAGACAAGACTTGATGGTATTAAGGATGAAAACGAAAAAGCAAAAGAACAGATAAAAGCAAGTTATCAAAGTCAATATGCAGAAATTGATGCTAATGAAAAATTGAATTCTGCACAAAAAATTGCCTTAAAAACAGCCTTAAGTGAACAAGAGGCGGTTGCTATTAAATCAATAGAGGATAAAATTAAAGAAGAAGAACTTGCAAATCAAATAAGTGAAATAGATTATCAAATACAACAGGCTGAATTTGAATTTCAATTACAAAAAGATTTAGTTGAAAAGAAAAAAGGGTTATATAAGGAACAATTTGATGCAGGATATATTACACAAACAGAATATACCAAATTTTTAAGACAAAATGCTGACGAACAAGAGAAAATAGACCAAGCAGTAGTACAAGCAAAAAGAAATGTAGCAGGGCAAGTAGCAGGTATATTAAATTCTATGGCAGATTTAGCAGGTAAAGATACTGCGGCAGGTAAGGCACTTGGTATTGCTTCTGCTACGATTAATACATATCTTGGTGCTACACAGGCACTTGCTGCAAAAGTACCAGCACCTGAACCAATTGCTACCATTATACGTGTTGCACAAGCAGGTGTTATTGTTGCAAGTGGTATAAAATCAATACGTGAAATTGCAAAAGCAAAAGTACCAAGTAAAGGTGGAGATAGTGGTGCTGCATCATCGGGTATATCAGCACCTGTTGCACCTGCGGCACTACCAACAGTTGGTTCAAGTCCGATTACAAGTATTGAAAAGGTTATGGAAAATACTAAACCACTAAAAGCCTATGTGGTTGAAACAGAAATTACAGGTACACAAAAAAGAGTATCTGATATTGAACGCAGAGCAGGATTCTAATATTTATTTTTATGAATGATGAATTACCAATATATAGCCTAATGATTTCTGAAGATGTTGATGGTGAGGAAGAAGTGGATTATGTATCACTTGTGTTACAACCTGCGATACAAAGAAATTTTTTAGCATTCAATGAAGATTTTGCTGATTCATATACTGATTATCCAAAGGAAGCAACTGAAAATGCTAAAATAGCCTTAAGGTGGGCAGAAGAAAATGGTTGGGGTGGCTGTGGAACACCTGTTGGGAAAAAAAGGGCTAACGATTTGGCTGATGGTAGACCTGTTTCACGTGAAACTATTGCAAGAATGGCTGCATTTGAAAGACATAGGCAAAATTCACAAAAGGAATTAGGCGATGGTTGTGGTAGATTGATGTGGTTGGCTTGGGGTGGAGATGCAGGTATTGAATGGGCGCAAAGAAAATTAAAGCAGATTGATAAAGAAAAAATGAATCTTGCTTATAGATTTGCAACGATAGATGAAGAACAAAGAATAGTTACGGGTCCACTTATGATTGCAGATATGCCAATATATCGTAGAGACGAACAAGGCGAATATTATGTGGTATTCAATGCAAGTGAAATAAAAAAAATTGTACAAAAATTTTTCAAGAAAGGTTACCAAGCACAGGTTAATATTGAGCACGATGAACCTGTTAATGGAGTATTTATGTACGAATCATATATCATTGATAGACAATTTGGTATAAATCCTCCTAAAGGTTTTGAAGATGTATCTGATGGCAGTTGGTTTGGAACATATAAAATTGATAATGATAATGTGTGGGAGATGGTTAAAGATGGTACATTTAAAGGTTTTAGTGTAGAAGGATTATTTAAGTATAAAAAAGTAGATAAATATACAAATGACGATGTTTTATTATCTAAAATTATAAATATTTTACAGCAAATTGAACATTAATTAAAAATCAATACTTACTATTATGAATCCGAAAGAAGCATTGCAAGAAATAAGGAAACTTTTATTCGCAAACAGCGAAGAACAACTCGCTATGGTTGAAGGAAAATTGAAAAATGGCGCAGTTGTCAAGTATGACTTGGAAAGTAAAGAAATTTATGTAATTGGTCAAGATGGAGAATCTGTACCTGCCCCTGTTGGTGAACACGAATTGGAATCGGGTGAGGTAATCATCGTTAATGAAGCAGGTAAAATTGCTGAAATTAAAGAAAAACCAGAAGTTGAAGTTGAAATTGAGGCTGCAAAAGAGGAAGAACCAAAGCAAGATGATAAAAAAGAAGCAGACAAAATGAATATTGAAGAAGAAATGTCTGCAATCAAGGAAAAATATTCAGACCTTGAAGAAAAATTGGCAAATTTGCAAAAGAAGATTGATGAGATGGGTAAAAAAGAAGAAAAAATGAGTAAAATAGTTGCCCTATCTGCTGAAGTTTTGGAAAAAATTGCAAAAGAACCATCTGCTGAACCAATACAAAAGCCAAATACTTTTTACAAACAAGTACAAGATAATAGACAAGATAAGTATAATAAATTACAACAAGTATTTCAAAACCTAAAAAACAAATAATATGTCATTAGATTTGTCTGCACTCGCGAATTATGTAGAGCAAAATGAACAACAACTGACTGCTGCTGCTGTATTCAGTGCAAAAACTGCTTCATTGGTAGAAGCAAAAGGAAATGTACAGGTAGGAATCAAATCTGCTGAAACAATTAATATTCTTTCAACTGATGCTGTATTCCAATCGGGTGGAACTTGTGGATTTAATGCAAGTGGTACTACTGCAATTTCACAAAGGCAACTTTCTGTTGGTAAAATCAAAGTACAAGAATCAATTTGCCCTAAAACTTTTGAGGCAAAATATACACAAAAGGCTTTGAAGCAAGGTTCATCATATGATTATATGGCATTTGCTGATGATTATACCAAGCAAAAAGTACAAAAAATTGGTGCTGCACTTGAAACTGCGTTGTGGCAAGGCGATACTGCATCTGTAAATGGTCAACTCAATAAATTTGATGGCTATATTAAGATTGTAGATGCACTTGGATTTGGTGGTGCTGGCGACCCAATTAATGGTAATGCATCATCTCTTACAACTTTGACTAAATCAAATGTTCGTCAAGCAGTAGATGATATTTTCTTGTCAATTCCATCTGCATTGTTGGATAAAGAAGATTTTGTAATCTTTGCAGGTAACGATACATTCCGTGAGTATGTAGTTGCACTACGTGATGCAAACTTGTTCCATTATGCTGCGGAAGCATCTAACATGGAAATCATTGTTCCAGGCACTAATATTAAATTGATTGGTGTTAATGGTTTGAATGGTCAAGATAAAATGTTTGGCTTGTCAATGCAAAATATGTACCTTGGTACAGATATGTTGAACGAGCAAGATAAATTTGAGTTGTTCTACGCAAAAGAGGCTGACGAAATGCGTTTTGTTGTGGAGTTCAAACTTGGTGTACAAGTTGCATTCCCTGATGAAATTGTATATTGGAAGTTGTCTGCATAATAAAATTTAGGGTGAGGCAAGTGCTTCACCCTTTATATAACTCTTAAAAATATATATATATGGCTTGTGCATTAACAGGTAATTACATCTTGGATTGTAAAGATAGCGTAGGTGGTATATCTGCTGTATATTTTACATCTTTGGAAGATATTGCCAGTATTACCGAAGCGGCAGGTGTAGTTACAGGCATCACTATGGATGCTTCTAAAGTATTTTACAAATATGATTTGGTTAGAGAATCATCAAATTTCGCTGAAACTATTACTACCAACGTGCAAAATGGTACAGTATTTTATGCACAATCAATGGAGATTGCGTTGAATAAACTACAAGTTACCACAAGAAATGAAATATTGTTGTTGGCTAAAAATAGACTTGTTGCAATTGTTGTTGATAACAATGGTAATAAATGGATTCTTGGCAAACAAAATGGTTTGGATATTACAGGTGGTGGTTCTGCTTCTGGTACCGCATTTGGCGATAGAAGTGGTTATACACTAACATTTACAGGTAGTGAAAAAGAATTGGCATCAAGCGTTACTGCTGTTGTGCCTGTATAATCTTGGTTTGTTTCGTTGTTTTTGATGTTGGGCATCCTTTTTAGGATGCCTTTTTTTTATACAGAATCAAATTTCCTATATTTACATATATGATAAGTATACAAAAAGGCATATCGTCTTATATTTATATTACATTAACAGACAAAAGATTAACAAGTAGTAATACCTATACATTCAAATTTGTTAATGATACAACTAATGAACAAATATTATTAAATCTAAATGATGTTTCAACATATAAAGATAGATATAGTAAGTTTCAAATATTAAATACATCATTTCAAAATTCAACAATCGGGTTTTGGAGGTATTA